GTTATTGATTATCTAGAAGATAGATACGAAAGACATAATCTTTGGAATAATTTATATAGTAAAAGAAAGGTTGATTAATTATGACGAGATGTACTTTACTAGACCAATGGTTTAATGAGGAATCTGAAAAACTATCCATTGAGGAAAAGAAAACAGAAAAATGCTTCGTAACAGGAAATAAAAAGTGATTGTTATGACATGGAAAGATATTTTAAAAACAATGACTAACTTAGATAAATCTCTAGGTGAGTTAAAGGGCCATTTTAGAATATCTCAAAAAAATGGATACTTCCATACATCTCAGCAAAGTTCAAGGGCTTTCTCTAAAGTTAATAAAGTACTAAGAATGGCTCTTGACCCTGAAATAATTGGTAGCGACTATCAAGATATTACCGATTCATTAGATGAATATATACTTATAGTACAAGCCAGCAAGCAACCTGAAATGCACTACCGAGATTTAGTTAGAATCAAGCAAGATATTTTAGACGCTTTGGAGGAAATTGAATCTATGGCGGTGACTAATGATGGTATCTAATTGGTTTAATATTTTAAAAATCAAAAACTCTTCAGGCGAGAAAATTATCGTCAAGGATATAGAGGATTGGATGAAAAGATTTAGAACACAATTAAGACCCTATGTTCTATCCGAGTACATGTCCGAAAAAAGACCTGATATGAGCATAAGAGATACTGAGGCTACAAAAATTAACATAAAGTATTATAGAAACGAATCCCCATTAAGAGTTAACGCTTCCTTTAGGGATAAGAATAATACCCAATCATATGATATGGATTTCCGATTCATAGAAGAAGGAGATGGAATGTATTTTCTTTCCGCTACATCGGATAACTTAGGCCCATCTTTACAAATGGGTAATAATTTTAATGAAGTAGATGACCCTTATGATTTACTACTTGAAATAGTAGACCGTATAAGTAGTTTCTTTGTTAGTGATTTAAATACACAATCATTGGGTATAGGTTCAATAGATGAAGAAGAGGGTAGAAAGACCCAACAACAGATAAACCGAGAATTAGCCGAAGCAAATCCCGGTGAAATAATGTATGAGGGTCAAATGAGAAATCTTTCCGAATTAACAAGAATAGCATCCAGAAAAGGTATTTCTTTAGATTATTTACTAGAGGAAATTGGGGTAGATGTTAATGATTTGTTACCATCTAAACCAATAACACCACCTAAACCTAAAATAGAAACCCCTAAACGAGTTAAAAGAGGTAGAACGGTTCCCGCTTTAAGAAGAAGAAAGAATCCTAAATAATATTAATATGCAAAAGTATTAAATAGGGGACTCCTCTTACAATAAAATAAGGTGTTATTATGACCGTAGAAGAAAGTTTAGAAAAAGTTGCTGAAGAAGCAGAAGACTTAGTAGAACTCGCTGAAGATTTAGGAATTATTAGTGAGGAAGATGAAGCCAAATATAAGGCTTTGATTAAGAAGGCCCTCCCCGCATTGTTGGTAGCCTTGCCTGTATTGATTGTTTTACTTCAATGATTAATATGTCTCAACTTGGTAGAAAGATTCGCCAAGCAATCCGTAGAGCGAGTCGTAATAAAGACTATTCAATTGAATTTGGAGAAATAACTCCCCTTCTATTACAAGAGGTTAAATCCCTAATAGAACAATTACAAAGCCCAGAATACACTGATTTCATAAGAACTTATTCTTTTACAGACAGAATGACTGATGAAAAATTAGAAGAAGTTATAGATAATCTATTATCACAACTAAAAGTGTTAGATGATAATAAAACATTTCTAGTTATTGAATTAGGTAAGCGGGTCATAGAAGGTACTACCGAAAACCCAAGTAAGACAATTTCTGATGAGTATGAAATGGGTTCGGATAATGTAGAAATTTGGTTTAAGTCAAATTCGTTAAAACTTTATCAAGATTTTTTAAATGGTAAAATTCGCCCCCTCTTACAAGTTTATGTATTTTTTACAGAACAGGGTTTAGAAGACAAATATAAAGAAATTATAAAAGGGGTTAACACTAACCCATACATTAAAGATTTGGTAAAGGTTATTGGTAGCAAGGGAAACATAGAAGATGCGGCTAGGTCTAATGAAGGCCTCCCACCTAAAGTTTTAAACGAATTAATAAATGATTCATTAGATGACGAAAAACTCAAACTAGTTTATAACACCCTTGGTGGAGGGGAAAAAACTACAACCCAATACGATATTATATTTAACATGGGGCAACTTAATAACCCAGCGACTTTAGGTGATTTAAAAAATTTAGAATTATTTATCAATGTTATTTACTCAGTTAATAGTGAGTTAAATAAGTCCCCTACAATTAAAACTATAAGGGATATCTTACCCGCTAATTTATTTTCTAAATTCCTACATACAATAATTGGTGTAAAAGACGGCACTCAATTTATGCTAGCCTTTGTAAACATGATTGGGAGAAGGGGAGACAAAGGGGGTTCTGGTAAATTTAGATTAGGTACAAGTGATATGTACCCTGAATCTAAACTTCTAAGAGATTTTTATGATGACTTAAAATCAAAGGGAGAATTGGAAGAAGTTGTGGAAGATGGAGAGTATAAACCCATAGGATATAAGCGTTGGAAAAAAACTCAAGTAGAAACAAGTGGGGTATCGGAAAAATTTAATAGATTTGTTTCTTCGGGTGAACAACCAAAAATCCCCGGTAAAAAAAATAAAAACTTAGTCCTTCTACCTTACTATGATATCGCTGAGGATAATATGGACAACCCTTCTTTTAATGTTGGTGTTGAACCCGAATTTGTTTTACCATCATTGGTGGGTTTTGTTAAATTGTTTAACCCCTCATTTGTAGTAGATGACAGACCTCCCTTTACGGAAATGGAAGACTACTCTGTTGAGGAACAAAAATTAGAAGCAGACTTACTAAAATATAAAGATATTATTATCAGTGGTTTTGAAAAAATAGTTTCGGATTTAATAAACTACATGGTCAATACCGCTTCATCTGTTCAATACTTAAAAGTCAAGTTTGAGAATCAAGAAATGGATGCTATAAGTTTCTTAGATGAAATAGAAGCAATAGAGGTGAAAAATAATGTTTGAGAATTACCCAGAAACCGATGATGATTTAAAATATATAAGAAGAGGTAAGGCTCAAGGTGAAAAGATTATGACTAGTCTAATCCGAATGGCTAATGAGATAGATGTAAATGATTTTGGTGTAGAGGAAGGAGAACTAAACACAGTACTTTATTATAATATGTTAGCAACCGCCCTTAAAGGAGTTAACTTTACTGAGTCTACACTCCCCCCTGAAAAAGCCACCGAAGAAAATTTCTATAATAGAGGTTTAATAATGTTTAATTTAATTAATGACCGAAGAGATATTCAATCAATCAATTCTATTTTTATGGATATGGAATACAACGAAGAAGCAATAGAGGAATTTTCAGAAGCCAACGATTTAGTAGCAAATCTTTTTGATAATATTAGAAATATTATTGATGGCCCTACCGAATCAGTTGTAAGTAATGACGAAATTCAATCCCTTCAAGAGGCTTTATCTATAAGGGATATTAAAAATTTAAAAGGTAGGACAAGTATCTATGAGTATTGGGAAAACTACTATAATCAATATTTTAATGATGAAAGGGTGGAGTTCAGTTTCACTATCCCCGAAGGACAAGAAGGAAATGAATTGTTCGCAAAAATAGAAAATGCTTTTTCTAATATCAAAATACCATCAATTGTTCTAGCACATGGAGATGCTAAATTTTCTCAAACTGCTGGTGGCCTACTACCAGAAATAAAAATAGTTAACGATATTCTATCCCAAACAATGAGTATGGAAATTAGCGAAATAATGGAAGTTTTCGGGGAACCTACCACCATGACAAGTAGAAGAGTTTATGATGATTCGGGAAATGAAAGTAGTTCTCCTGTTGGTGAATATAATCCGGGTAGCGAGGGAACCTCTGAAGAAATTCAAAACATAGAAAAAGAAATTGACCCTCTAACATTCTTACATTTATCACAAAAAAATATGATTTTATTAGAAGACGATGTTAAAGAGTTTGATAATATTAAAGAAAAAACATTGGGTAAATTACTTCCATTATTTGAAAACTTTACACCAGTTCTTAGAGATGAAATAGAAGAATTAGTTTCGGAAGCCATAGAGGAATACACCACACTAATTGATAAAGAGCGAGATACATTTTATTTACCTATGTTAGATAACCACATCACAGAAATGAATAACATACCAGTAAAGGGAGTGTTTCAATTACCTTACTATGAAATTTCCTTGAAAAGGATTATTACTAATGAAAATGACCCAAAGGTGACCCTTAGTGGTTTTAGTATGTATGAAATGGTACTTATTAAGAAGTTAGAAACAGTAAATTCTTATAGTCAAATTACAAATTTTATCAATAGTGAATGTGAAAAATTATTTGAAGTATTAAATAAGTTTACGGTAGCGGGTGAGATGCGTAGATTTAATCGTAACATTCCCGTTAAGGAAACCCAAAGTGGAAAAAACTCTAGTACTGGAAGTGGTCAACAGGGAGCATTGGGTTCAATATACCCATCCATTAGAGGTACTTTACCAAGTTTTACCCAAGTAGGGGATAGTCTAAATACCTTAACTAGTTTAGTAGAGGAGATGTTTATTAAAAAGATTGATGAGAAATATTTCTTTGAAAAGGATTTACCTAATTTTACCAAATCTAACCAATACAAAACCTTCAAGGAGGCTTTAAGTCGCTTTAAAAACTCAAGGGGTACTTCTTTAACTTCTCAAATAGCAAACTTTTATACCACAGCAATTGATGTTGAAGATTTAAAAAGTATTCTATATCTAATTGGTAGTTTTAAAAAGGGTTCCACTGAGAATATGAACACATTAGTTAAAAACGCTGAAAACGCAATTCAACCATTAATTATAATTAATTCAAAAAATAAACAAACAAGACAAGAAAGAACTCAATCTAGAAAGGAAATAGTAAATACCCTAGGTAAGTTAATTCATGGCTACGCAGTTCAACAAGAAAGAGGGTACTTAGATAAAGAATTTGATGGTAAAAGATTAGATTCTTATGAAAACGAATCCATCAATCCAGAAGTTTTGGATATTCTACCTATCCTGAATAATCAAATATTTAATGAAAGTTTAGACTCCGAAGAAAGAAGTATTGTTAGAAAGATTAAAGAAAAAATGACAGGTAGTTTCTATCAAGAATACATTAAGGATAGTATTAATTCAGATGATATGGCCTTGATGAAGGCGATAGATATTTTAAGAGAAAGAGGAGGCCTACCTGTGTATAAGGCATATTTAGATATTAATAACATAGAAGATGTTGTTTATGTAGCCGATGTTATTAGAAAGGAAGACCGAACTGACATTTATGCTACTGACATGGAAACCATTATTGAGCAAAAAAATTCTACTATTGCTGGATTATCAACAAGACTAGGTATTAGCCAAGAAGTTATATACAAGGTTAGGGGGCTATTCCGTTGAAGAAGGAATTGGGTTACGGTGCTAAGGGAACTTATCTTCCTATTAGAACCAATGATGAAGGTAAGCCAGCCGTCAAACCCGATGTATATATTGAAGATAAAATTTACACCGAAGCCGAGATGGTTTCAATTTTTAGAGTTAGTAACCCTGATAGGAAAACAAGAGAAGAAATGGATTTTTTCCCTCCACTGACAAGACAAAACGCTGATGGATATTTCATTATGTTTGACCGAGCAAATACTCTAGGGGGAGAACCTTTAGCAGTGGGTAGAGTAGGGTGGAAATATCTACCGGAACATAAGTTATATTTGACTACGGGAATTAAAATAATTGACATGTATCGTGGGTTAGGATTGTCTAGGTCGTTGTGGGAAAAAAGAGATTCTTCAATTATTAAAAACTCCCCTGCTATTGGTATGGCTAGTAATTTTTCAGAGAATTGGCTTAAGTTAATTCAGTCGGAGGGATGGAAAGTAGACCCTCCTGTTGAGTCCTTACCAGAAAGTATTCAAGATGAGGTTAGGGAAACCATTGATGGGGATAAGCCCCGCAGGTTGATTAGTAAGAATATTGATATGGCTATGAAAAAGGCTTGGGATATTTTAAAAATAGCAAAGTCAACACCTATTGATTTCCAAAGGTTTCTTGTAGAAGTATTTGGTATTCCAAGTGCAGAGGCTAGAAAATTAACCGCCTCTCATAGTCTAAAACAATCAATTGGTCAGGGTGGATTAACAGAATTTATTACTGAAAACGAATTTGAACAAATTATAAATTTGGTAGAATCAAAACAATATGAAGCACTTATAAGAGGGTTAGAGGATATAAACTCACGCTATTTAGTTTCTCAACAAGAAAAACACGCTCGCCTCCGCATCCAGCGAGCGAAAGAAAGGTATGCTAATGACCCCGAATATAGAGAAAGGCTAAAAGAGCGAAACAGAAAAAGATACGCTGACCCCGAATATAGAGAAAAAAGAAATCAGCAAAGCAGAGAAAAGTATGCTGAAAGAAAAAAAGGGCCAGTTAGAGAATATAGGCGTGAAAAGGAGAGGAAAGAATAATGGACTTACTAACAGAAATGGACATGAAAGCCTCCAAAGGTAATTTTGAATACTTCTTCACTAGAGTTCTAGGATACGAATTAGCAGATTTCCACAAAGATTGGTTAGAGAGAGTAGAAACCACACAACGCACCGTTACTATTTGTTCTCGTGACCACGGTAAATCTGTTTTTTTCCACTCTTGGTGTGTTTTCCAATTGTGTTTTCAAGAACCCCCATACGAAATTATTTATATCTCTTCCAACCAAAAACAAACAATGGTTCACATGAAAGACATAGATAGAATGTTTTCCACGGTTCCTGCATTAAAAAAATATAAACCTAAAGCGGGTTGGGCAGTAGGAAGAATGGAACTAACTAATGGTAACCGCATTGTTGAGAGGTCTGTTGGTTCACAAATTCGTGGTCTTCACCCCGATGAAATTATTATTGATGACCCCATGAAAGAGTTTTCTATGACCGCTATTCAAAGAGTAGCAGATTGGTTTTGGGGAGATATGATACCTACACTTCACCACACCGCTTCTTTGAGAATGATTGGTACTCCCTTTACATACACTGATATTTTTTCAGAACTAGAAGAGAACACTGAATACGATGTAAAACGCTATCCTGCAATTAACCAAGCAGGAGAAGCATTATGGCCTTCCCGATGGGATATTGATTCATTAGACCGCAGGAGAAGAGAAATCGGTTCGTCTAAATTTACAAGAGAATATTTGTGTATTCCTATATCTTCCAACACAATGTTGTTTGGAAAAGTCCATGTGGATAAAGCAAAAGACCGTACTTCCTCCCTACAATACTATGGAAATAACGAGGCTTTTAAATACTACATAGGGTATGACCCATCAATGAGCGTTAATGGTGACTACACTGTTATGATTGTGCTTGAGGTTGATGCCGAATTAAACAAGAAGGTAGTACACATGGTAAGAGAAAAGAATATGGATTTCCGAAGTCATATAACTCGCATCACGGATTTATGTCAGCGGTTTTCACCCGAAGTAGTAATGATAGAAACAAATACATTTGCTAAGTCTTTCGCTATGGAACTACGAGATATTTCGGATTTCCCTGTAAAGGAATTTACCATGAGTAGGAAAAAGAAGGAAGAAATAATTTTGAACCTACAAATGAATTTTGAAAATAATAAAATCCTCTTACCGTATTCTAAAGACGAAGATAGAAAGGTTTCTAATATAATTATTCAAGAGTTAGAAGCATTCGGTATAGGTAACAATGGTAGGATTGAAGGATTAGGCGCACACGATGATACAGTTATTGGCCTAGCACTAGCAAACTACGCAACAAAAACATTCACGGATAGTTTCATTGAATTAGATGGAACAGACCTATTTGGGAACACCCCAACAATAAATTTAGGAGGCGGTCTTTATGGAATTAATTATTAAAGAAGAAGAGATAAATACAGAAGAACTTAGAACTCAACTACAAGAACTAGAAGAAAAGAAAAAGGAAAAACAAGAAGTAGAAAACAAAATCAGACAAACCACCAACACTGATTCTGTTATGTTGTCTTGGCTTTCTTATCAGTGTCATGATGAAACTGAGGTAATAAAAGACATTTCTTCTAACCTATCAATCAACTACACCCAAGCAAGGGAATATATTTCTAAGATGCCCGAAGAACTACTCATTGAGGATAAAACTATTCCTGATGTTGTAAAGGATTTAAGACGCATGAGAAGAACCCTAAAGGGTAATGCTAGAGATAAAATGTCATCAACCATTGACCATTTAATCAAAGCCTACACCGAGCATTTAGATAACTGTTTAGATAGTGTTTATTGGCTCCGACCCTTTAAGAAGTCGGTTAGAATGCTCACCCCTAATATTTCTATGATGAAGAAACTCCACTACATTAAAGATGGAGAAACCCGTCAAGTAATTATTGATAACCTAGTGAAGATGTGGGAGGCTAATTTAGAAAAATCTAGTCTATCCTACGGTCAAGAATATTCTTCAGAGGTTGCTAAATTCAAGGAATCTAAGAAAAACATTAAATCTATCTTGAAGGAAATATCTCACCAATCTATCCGTAAGCCAAGACAACAGGTTCTTGAAGATATGTTGGTTAAGACTATTTGTAATAATCCCGGAATTACTAGTAACACAATTCATTCTTTACTTCCTAGTACATACCACCGTTCTACTACACCTCAAACTATTTCAAAAATGCTTAGAAAGGTTGATGCTATAAATGTAGACGGAGAGTATTACATCTTTAGTGATGCTATCAAAAAGGATTTGTATTCTTATGTGGCTGGATTTATTGACTCCGATGGTTATATTACTATGGATTCAAAATACGCACCTAGAGTAGGTATGATTGCTACGGGTGATAGAGGTAAGGCTTTCTTTAAGGAAATGGAAAATCAATTGAAGATTGGTCGCCTACATTTAGACCAAAAGGTAGGTGAAAATAGTCGTAGCCAACATAGGTTAAATTTTTATAGTCAAGGTGATATTAATAAATTATTGGTGAAGACCATTCCCCATTTGAGAATGAAAAAGGAACAGGGAAGACTTCTAATGGAATCCATTATGATTAAACAACGATTCAAAAAAGAAGCATGGGCCAAACCTCGTCTTGAAGAAATTTTTAAACTCATAAAATGGGAAAATTGGAAGGATGCAGTAAATAAGGATGAATTGCAGAAGTATAATATACAAGAAGAAGATATTATCAAATACAAGGAAAACAGTAAGTGGGACTTGATGAACGAAGTGGACTCAATCGTTAAGGAGGATTAAATATGGGATTAAGAGATAGTCTAAGAAATTTAATAAGAAGAAGAACCCCTACCCCTGTTCAAGATGATGTTTATAACATGGGTATTAACGAAAGAAGAATGCCCCAACACTACGCAGGTAAATATCTTTTCCAAACCGCTGAAAATTCCACAGTAATGAGAACTGTTTTAGTCCAATTGAAAACAGAAATATTTAGAAGAGGCTACGAATGGATTAAGGCTTTTGATAAGAAGTGTAATTCTTGTGGGCATGAACACCATAGAGATGTTGATGAATGTAATAATTGTGGAGGTACTGATTTAAGAAGACCTGAATTGGCTCAAAAATTATACGCACATGACTTTTTTGAAGGATACATTAATTCTTCCCACCAATTATTTATTGATGTGTTAAAGGAAGTTGAGATGGATTTAAACATTGTAGATGATGCTTATTTAATTTTAGTAAAGGATTATTATTTAGACAAGAAGGGAGAAATTATTATGTCTAAAATTAATGAAATTTATAGAGGCGACCCAACAATAATGCACATTGAAGTTGATAATGAAGGAGACAGAGGATATTCTAGATTTACATGCATTACCCACAGGGACTATATCAGTGAGGATAAATACGATAAATGTGGTATTTGTGGTTGCTCACTTCACCCCATTGAATTTACTAATAAATCTGGTAAGGATGAACAAAACTATATTATGGGTGAGGTAGTACATTTTAGTAAATACTCCCCGTCAAGATTGTACGGCCATCCTCCAGTTTTAACACTTTTTAATCATGTATTTACTTTATCTGCTATGGAAAACTACATCAGCACTCTCTACACAAAGGCTAGAACCCCTAGAGGAATTTTAGCAGTACAAACAAATAACATGGAATCATTAGTAAAGTATTGGAAAGGTGTGAAGGAAAAGTTAGAGCGTGACCCCCACTATGTACCTATTATGGGTATTGAAAGTGACAGTGGAGGAAAGACTGTTGAATGGGTTTCTTTCACAAATACTATTAAGGAAATGGACTACATAAATGTTAAAGATGATTTGCGTACTCGTATTTCTTCCTTCTATGGTGTGAGTAATGTATTCACTGGAGATACTACAACGGGTGGAGGTCTAAACAACGAAGGTATGCAGATACTAGTTACTAATCGTGCAGTTGAACACGCTCAAAATGTCTACAATAAATATCTATTCCCATTCCTAATGAAACAATTCGGTATCACTGATTGGAAGGTTCAACTACTTAGAAGCGAGGAAGAAGATGAAATGGCTGATATGAGAAGAAGGGAAATGGAAATTAATCTAGCGGTTCAAATGAAAAATCTTGGCTTTGAGGTTGATATGAACGAAGATGGAGATTTCGTCTTTAAGAAATTCCCCGCTAAGGAATTAATTGATGTTGAGTTAGATAGTAATGAGGGTGAGATGTTAGAAGTAGACCCCTATGCGGGAACAAATATTGACGCATCACAGTTAGGGCAACTTCAAGAAGAAGCCTTAATGACTGGTAATACTAAGGCCCAAGTAGCAGGAGAAACTCAAACTAGAAATAAACCTAGTATGGAAACAGGCCCACCTAAAAGATTTGGTGGTCTACCTAAAGATGCAGGAAATAATAATGTAGATAGCCGTACAGAAAGGAGGATACCTTGATGATTATTAAAAAAGCAGATTCTCTTATGAATGATAGTGAATTAAACCAATTGGTTGACAAGGTGAAAATTTGGAGTTTAACACAGTCTACTAAGAACCAAATTGAAGAATTAACTGAAATGTTTAACAGAGGAGGGATAGCCCTACTTCAAGAATATGACAGAGTAAGGCCCATACCCAAAGAAGACTTAGAATACTGGACTATTGATGCAGATGAATATAATTTTATTATTAACAATTCAGTATCGCACTTAATAGTACCATTAGATACTCTAGCAACATATTCTCTTTCGGATTCCATTTTAGTTCACTCCATAGATTTACCTAATTTTGACACATTTAATTTAAATGGGTCTTTACCTAAAAAAATAGCATATCCCCTACCAGTCCCAATACTTAAACCTACGGGGGGTAGGTATAATTTCCTATCGTTATTAAAAAATTCAAGCAGTTATCAAAATATATCCCCTGATGTAGATAAGATGTCTAGTGATGTTGAAAATATAATATCTAAGATTATAGAACCGAATCAAGATTTTATAAATACAAAATATCTTAACAGAAGTAATATAGGGATGATTTATTTATCTTATTCGGGAAATATTACCCCCACTATAATAGTACAAACAAGACCCAATTTACAATTTCTTAGTAAAGATAGTACCGCTACTAACCTAAACGGAAACTATTCGTTCCTAAATACCTATTTTGAACCTTCTGCTGTAACATATTTACTTGCTAAAATTAGAAAAATTTTGTATAGGAAGGGCCAACCAAATGAAATTAGAGGTTCAAAGGATATAAGGGGTATGGAAAGTAGGGTTGAAAAAATTCACGCGAAAGAATTGAATAAACTTTTTTCGCCAAACAGAATTGTTTATTCTAATTTGACTGAAGGTCTTCTATTTTTACCCGCCCCTTACGCAATTGAAATTTGGGAGGGTTATAAGGATGCCTTAGAAAAAATTAGTAACTTCGGCTTGGGAGGTGACATAAAATTAGATACAGAAAGATTGATTATTAAAAAACTAAAAAGAAATTTTAAAAATTTTATGCAAGATAATAGTTATACAAAACCTCTAAGTATTAAAAGAATAAAGGAACGATACACTTCAAAGGTGGTTGGTAATATTATTAGAGAGGCCGTTCAAACTTCACTTCCGGGTTTCAAACAAGGTGATGGTCGTCAGCAAGGGTTTAACTTAGAAAAAAGTGACGGCGGCTTGCCTCCTAATATTGAAAATCTTCAAGAAGTCTTAAAATCCCCACTAGAACGCCTAGAATTAGAAGGGAAAATGGCGTTTCTTAAAACAGGTGAATTAGAAATAAATAATCAAGGTCTCCGGGAATTCACGAAAAATTTGTCCGTATCCGAAGTGGCGGCTACGATTCCGGGTATAAACACCGTAATAACGAAAATAGATAAAATGCTTAGAAGTAGTGATTATTTAACAACACTATTAGATGGTATTTCTAGCGAAAGACTTTCTAATTTAACATTAAAGGAATTATTAGAAATATTATATGACAATGAACCTGATTTTAAAAAACTACTTGATTCAATAGTAAATCGGCATGGTACTATTTTTTTAAGCACAATACTTTCTAATAGTGCCGATGGTTTCTTTTTAGGGAAATATATAAAAAATCTTATAGAAATTGATGGTGAAAAATCAAATGCTAAAATTGTTTTTAACCATACAAAAACTAATTTGAATAATATTAATCCAGAGCAAGGTCATACAGTAGTTATTATTATTAGTGAATGGAACGATAGTTCCTTAAACGAAAGACAAATCGTGCTTGGTTTTAAATTTAATGAAAATATGGGTAAGGAAGGTTTAGTGATAGAAGAAGTTGACGCTAGGATAGTACGGCAAAGAGGCCCCCAAGCGTCTTTTACTATTGATATGAACGCTTCTTCTGATTATTACATAGAAGTTAGAAAGGTTATTAAAAGAATTTTTTCACCAGAATTATTTTATTCACCTGCTGGAAAAACTGCTTCGGGTCAAGTTGGTGGTAAATTAAACCCAATGCATAGGTCTGCTGAATTTTTAAGTAACAGTATCAAGAATATGTTATCATCTAATCCTAATATTGTAGAGGTTGAACCCTTTAAATACGACGCACTAACTAACGCAGTTAGGGGTATATACATAGTATTTAACCCATATGGTATGATAAGTAGAGATTGGGTTTCTAGCCAACACACATTACACGCTTGGGTTACAGTAGATTCTAGAAAGGCGGGGCCTGTTAGAAGCGGAGCAAAGGCGTCAGGTTCTATGTGCATGGGGTCTTTTATGTTAAATAAGACTGATAACTCATTTAGGGCAAGCAATTCAAATTGTATTAATGCTACGAGTGGTGGTTCGGAAGCAACGCTATTCCCTGTACTAGATGGTGGTGGTTCAAGTGCTACTCTTGATTTGTTAGCATCACTTATGACGGCTTTAGGTTATTTAAATAGTAACCCATCAACAGGAGTAACTCCTGTTGAAAGACAAATTTTTAATCAGTTAGAAAGCGTTTATGTACCTCCGCTGGCTCAAGGTTCAGATAATAAGTTTAAATACAAAATCAGTAATCAGGATATAGATTTTATAATGGGAGGTTTCGGTATAAAAAGTTTGATTAAGGATGCCGAGAATGATGAGGAAGTGAGACAGTTATTAAATTCTATGACTGTGACTAGTAAGATTGAAGGATATATAAATTTAATGGATATCAATACATTTACTTACAAACTTCACATTAAAGGTGAGGGTTTAAATAAACTAATTGATTATTTGGGCCTACATTCATTTACACTTGGTCAGTCTAGTGAGACTGCTAAATCATTAGTTCTTCACAGAAGTTATTCTTTCAAAGTCAATAGAGAAGTACTTGGGAAGTTTATAAACCTCCAAAAAAACCACGATAATAAACAAATTATGGAATTTAGAAGTATTGTCTCCGAAGAAGATTTAAATAGCCAAGGAGAAAACCCAAATTCTAATGGTGATAGATTATCCGAACAGTTTAAACCTTTATTAGACGAGATTGGTACAGTTAACGGTCTTATTACAAATATTAATGAGGTATTAGACAATGATTATATACTTTATGGTAATGATGACCAGACATATAAAAAGGAGAAAAAATTAGGTTCTACAAATCCCACAGAAGAAGACAGTGAGATAATTATGCTTAAACAATTAATACTATTTATTAATATAAAAGACGAAAAAACTTTAACTTTAGAAAATTTTAAAGAGTTTATTAATAAAAATAAAAGTGATATCATTAACAAAATAATAACAGAAACTACATTAGGTGCTGATTATCGTAGTCGTGGTAATGACCCCGATAGAGTTCTTTATGATATAACAGGAAGGAAGTTGATGTAATATGAATGAAAAAATAAAAAATAAATTAGACAAAAAGAAAGAAGAAATTAAAAACAATCATAAAGATATGACAATGGGAGTACCCGAAGTGCCTCCTGAAAAGTGGGAGAAGAACCCTAACCCTCCTAATTTCATTGAAGGTGGCCCTAGAATGAGTAAAAAGTGGAAACAAGTCTAAGGTGATAAAATGGTTAACGGACTTACACCTAATTATAAATTAAAAAGATATCTTTTTAGTAGAGGAATTAATGATAACAGAACAATTAACGCCACTTTAGCGGAGGCTATAAAGTATCAACGCAATTTAGATAAACCTATGAAGGAGAGAGAGACCATTAATTCAACTCTTTTAGACAGTAAAACTAAAACTTGGATTAGTAAAAATATACCTAATCTAAAAAACACATCTAATATACTAAAATTAATTGATAGATTGAAACCTTATACTAGGTTAGTAAGGGGGGGTTCATTTTCAATAGGTACTAATAAAAAGAGTATCGTTTTTGTACCAAATAATACTATTGGTACGGAGGATATTCACCCCTCCATGAGAACATATTTAACTGATAAATTATTTAACGCTGATAATGATAACCGACTATATGTTTCTATATCAAAACTAAAAGACTTAATTCAATCCGGTGCTTATACTAAAGAGTTAAATGAATTATTTAATCAAATAAAATCTCGCCTACCGTTTGAAATTAGTGTATTAACTGTTTCTAATAAGCAAGAATTTATGGTAAGATTAAATGAATTTGTAGACCAATACGAATCATCTACGGATAATAAAGGTAGAGCGCAAGTACTCAATACCTTAACAGAAGAAGGTTCTATTGAAAAATTAAAGAAGAATTGGGAAAGTGTGAAGAGAATTATACGAAAAAATATACCCATAGGTAAAGTCCCTACAAACGAAACGGTTGATGCTATTTATGAAGATTTAAAACAGGGTTATAAAATAGAAAATCTAGGAAAATTATTCTTAGAAGGAAGTGATTTTGAAAACCAATTAGAAGAAAAGGTTTCTAATTCATCAACGAGTAAAACATACGGATGGTGGATTAGAAGAGTAATGGTCAGAAAAAAGGGTTTAAAGTCGCTACTTGAGGTTAGTGAAGAAGATAGAGAATATTCTTTAAACCAAGAAGATGATTCATTCTTTGATAAGAAACCTGATGATTCGGTGGATAGGTCACCACAAAAGCCTAAAATAGATAATTACATTCTTTATATTTTTAGGAACACTAAAGGGGAAAAGGTGCGTGTTGTTACGAGAGATTATGGGGGTGGAACCCTAAAACCAAATAAAATTCAAAGTATTTTAGATAAAAATTACCAAGGGGATAGTCCTTATAGTTTAGAAAAAACGGCTAAATTGAGTGAGGGAGACTACAAAAAATTAGGCGAAAAGGTTATTAACGAAAGCGAAAAATTTAAAGAAATCGCTACTAAACTAGTGGATAGATATTTGAGGACAACAGATGATAACGAGATTTATTTTGACGCTGAGATGTTTGGAGAACAATTGGATAAACCCGTAAGTTATTACTTTGATGGTAGTATGTTTAACGACACAACAGAAGCCGAGGAAAGACTCAGAAGATATGTTAGGAAAGATGTAATAGAGTGGACTAGTAAACCTATTATTAGAAATATTAATCAATTCAGTTCCCCAATATATTCAGGAGAAAAATTGGAAGTTAACCCTCTTGTGGCGGGTGTAAAAATTGGTTCAAAGGAAGAAATTATCGGTTGGATTAATAAAAAGAGGCTCGTCCACGGCGGTCAATTTGATTCAAATGTTGAACTTGACCCAGAACTTTTCAAAATGGAAGTTTCGGAACTACCCGAAGACGATAGGAGAAGAATTAAAACATTCCTACAAGACGCTGAACCAACAGAATTTTTCGGTGAAGAATATCTTAAACTAACAAAACTTATAAATACATTGGGCGATATAGTAGATTCATCCGAAGAGGGTCAGTTAGAGGGATTAGACGAGGAGAACCTTAAATTAATCAAAAAACTAGCCCATCTAAGGAAACGATATGAAAACTTATACCAAGACATATACGGAATGGTTTATGGAGAGGAAGAATAATGGAAGAATTAATAGATATTATCAAAATGCTAGTTAGCAAAGTAGAAACACTGGAAAGAAAAATGAATGAATCAAGTATGGCTTTAATTAAGTCGGGCATGGTGGTACATACACCCCGCCCTTCAATGGAAACTACAAGTCATATTCCCGATGGAGATACTATCGCTAAGATGGATTGGGACGAATTAAACGAATTAGTAGGAAAAATGGAGGGGACAATATGAGTATGGTAGACGAAGAACCGGAGCAAGACCTTAGAGATAGTAGGATGCTCTTAACAAGATTAACTGAATTAGAATCAATCATTAGTAATGCTTTGGGTATTATGGCTCAAACGGGGGAAGTTAAACCCTACAAGCCTATTAAACCTGTTCCCAAAGATGTGATGAGAATGGCCGCAAAAGCAACAGTCAGTAGTGTTCAAGAAGTTAAGAAGAGTCGTAATATTAAATTATTACCAGAACACATGTTTTATAAAAGTGAGGAAGAAGACCGTGGTGAACCTAGAAGTGAGAGTACCGAAGTACCAGAAGATTCACAAGATAAGGATTTAGAAGCGGCTTTAGAAACTGCACTTGAAAAACTACGCCGCTATAAACATACTTTAAGAGTTAGTGAAGAAGCCGCCTTTACTCCCTCGGATGAAGCGTGAGAAATATGTTTGGTAATAATTTCTCTATTGCTAAAAATAGAGTATCTTTAACAAATAAAATTAGGGCAACCTATTTATCTGCTGTTGAGAACCCCAAAGCATATGACTACGAATGGGAAAAATTAGTGATTGAATTAAGGAACCTTTTAAAGGAACCCGAATATCAACAGTTATTCCCTAATTTAGAAACAGGCATACTGCATTCGGATAAAACATTAGATGTTACACAAAATAATGCTAAAAAACTATATAGCACTATTATAGAAAAACCATCTCTCATTAAAGAAGAAAAAAGAACAGGGTTTATTACCCCCAATAAACCTATGTATAGGATTTTTGATATTGAAGACTTAAGAGAAATTAAGGGAATGACTGGTGAATTTATTATACAAGAAAAGTATGATGGTTTAAGAGTTCAAGTACATAAAGAGGGAGACAGTGTAAAGGTTTATTCCTTTAACGGTAACGATATTACTTCTAAATTTTCTAAGTGTGTAGATTACTTAAACAAGGAAAAGGTCAAGGATTGTATTCTTGATGGTGAAGCCGTTTTGTATCAAGGAGATGAACCACTAGTACGAGCAGATACATTAGCACATATCAATAAAAAGGTTGAAGGAGAGGGTGATATTAAAATTCATATTTTTGATATTATTTCTTACGACAAAGAAAGTGTTGCTATGGAAAAACTAGAGGATAGATTAAAGGTTTTAATTAGTGAATTTACGGCACTAACTAATGATATTATTCTATTCCCTAATAAAAAGAATACTAGAGATGCAGACAACTATCAAGAAATTGAAGAATATGCTATGGAGATTATGAATAATCCTACCTCCGAGGGAGTTGTTATTAAAGATGCTAAATCGTCTTATGTTATAGGTAAGAAAAAAAATCCTAAGTGGATTAAATGGAAAAAAATTATTGACTTAGATGTATATATTTTATCTAAAAGAACCAATAAAAATAAATCATATACATACACTTTAGGTATTGGGCCTGTTAATGAAGACACTCCTAAAGTAAAAGAACACAATGGAGAATTTTACGCAGAAATAGGTAAGACCACAAATACTAAAGTTAATTTAGATGAGGGTAAAATTATTAGGGTTAAAGTTGACGAAGTTATGGGTAATGCTAAGAAAGGCTACTCCTTATACAATGCTAAATTTCACGAAATACCAGAAGTTACAGAATCGGATAAGTTAATAACTCTAGAATTTTTAACCAAAAATGGTCGTAAGAGTCTTAAAGACTACAAGGTAGAGGCACTTAAAAAATCCTACACTATAACAGACTCAATACATGGAATTGCTAAAATGGATTTAGAACTAAACATGGACGGTTTAATTTTTCACGGATTTAAGGAGAAGAATCTAATGGCTAAAAATGCCTATCCTGACATGGAAGTTTGGAAGAAGGAAATTAAAAGAGCATACGGTAAGGACAATGGTAGATTTATGACCTTTGTGCAAAACATTTTAATTTCAAACGGTACTAAGTCTCTAGAAGATATTTACAGACTAGCAATAAAACATGACGAAGATTTAATTAATCGCCTTTTTGGAGAAAAAAACGGCATGGGTAAAATGAAATCTAGACTTATGAGAATGGGTGATGCTTACGGTATTAAGGGTAGGGACAGATTTTACCATGATGAAAAATTAATTGTCAAAATGGAAGAAAAAGTTGCTGAGTTTTTACTTTGGTTGGGTAAGGATGAGAATATTTATTTTACAATTAAACATAAAGATTTTGAAAATAACTGGAAAGTAGATATTGAATCAAAAGATAATATCTATGACTTCTTAGGGGAAGCCGGAAAATATCCAGTTAGTTTAGTTTCACAAATCAACGATGATATGTTAATTGATAAGGGTAATCTTATGTTAGGCGCACAAAGACATGGATATCATGAATACATTCTTAGTGGTAAAGACATTCAATCAAAAATACATATTAGGTATCTCCCTGTAAAGAAAGAAAAAATGTGGTTGGCTTGGACGGGTTACGAAACTAAACCTACTCCCGAATCATCGGATGATGGTTTAATTGATGCTAGAGGAGATAAATATATCAAACTGTGATATATATTATAAATATTTACATAATCTTTATATAGCCACTCAACATACTAATAACCATGCAGTTAAGGACTCCTATGTTCGGCAATACTCCTACTGATGGGGGAGAGTTTGTCATTCTTAAGGAAAATAATGAATGTGTTATTGCTGGCTACGCATCTGTTGATGTAGTGGATAAGCAAAATGACAAGATTACTCTTAACGCAATTAGAGAAGCGGCTGATGGATTTATGAAGAATGACCGCTTTAGAAATGTAATGATTACCCATTCCAATGTTCAAGTTGGAGAGGTATTAGATACATATAAGGATTCCAAAGGAAAAGTCCTTAAAACAGGCGTAGATGATACAGGTTTTTTTGTAGTGATAAAGTTAAGAAATGATATAGAAAAGGCAAAGGAGGTTTCACGAGATATTCGTCGTGGAAAACTTCGTTCCTTTTCAATTGGAGGACAAGCAATTAACAAGGCAAATAAGTATGACCCCGATATTGGGAGTTATAAAGAAATTGATAAGTTAGAATTGCATGAAATCACAATTTGTGAAGAAGGGATTAATCCCGAAGCCAAGTTTAATATAATTAAGGAGGACAAAAAAATGAGTGAAATAGAAAAGGCATTAGCCGAATTTAACGAAGTAATGGCTGAACTGAAAACATCAGTTTTGTTGAAGGATGACGACGACGATACAGATAAGATGGAAGAAGCCCCACAAGACGAAGAGATGAAATCCCTTCGTGGTGGAACAGAAGACGAAATGGAAATGGAAGATTACCAAGATGCTGAAGAGGACTTGGAAATGGAAAACCTAGAATACATGGAGCAAAAGGGTGTAGAAACTCTAGACCTTTCTCCTAGTAATCTAGAAAAGGCATACGAGAGTTTCCGAGCAGAAAAGCAAGAAGAGAGAGCATACGATTTAGTTAAGTCTCAATTTGAATCTCGCTACGCAAAGGAATTAGAAATTGAAAAGCATGAAATTGCTAAGTCAAATTTTAATGCACAAGATGAACTTTCCCAACTCCGTGAAGAATTAACTTCACTAAAGAAGAGTATGGAAAATAACGATATCGCTAAGGCACAATCTGTTGAGGAAACTACTCAACGACTTAGTGAAAACTTTTCCCGAATTGGTGAAATGAACTGGGATGAAGTCCACAGTCTTTTCTCAAATCATGAGGGGGGTATTTAAGATGACAGGATATTTTAAGACAATTGGAGATTTGGAGCGAGCAACCTATGGATTAGGTGGCGATAACTTACTAAAAGCAACCGGCGCAACTACTGGTATTCATGCAGGACACGCTTTAGCAACTCCCGGTGGAGATACATCTCTTCATAATTTAGTTTATGGACAGAAAGTTTGGTCTATGATTAACCGTGAAATTAATGCTTTGTCTATTCTTCCTAAGAAACCTTGGAAGTCTAGTGGATGGAGAATTATGTCGGAGAGAGCCATTGGTGGAACCGCAGATACTTTCACAGTAAGTGACCTTGACGATTTGGGTGGTACTGCTGAGAATGCAGCACTTTCAGGTATTACAAATGTTAAGCCTGTTTATAAAAACCTTCATGTTTCCCCTAAGACTGTTGCACACACTTTTGAAATTTCAGAAGTTGCTCAATTGATGGGTGGACTTGATGATGGTATCGGTGACTTGATTGCTAACTACCGAGAAGAAGTAGGTATTTCCCACGCTGAATCTATGAACAAAATGATTTTGCAGGACTTAACCAATGTTGCTGGAACGGGTATTGATGCTCACGCTACAAAGGCTGATAACTCACTTATGACTCTTTATAAGATTATTGCAACCTTCGCTGAAACTGATGCTTTGGGTACTTTAACCTCAAAGAATGATTTGTTCGGACAAGTCCGACATACTTCTAACACACCATACCTTGAATCCTATGTTGATTCAAACAGTGGTACTGAAAGAAATCTTACTGTTAATCTTTTGAACACTGCACTTCGTAACCTAATGGCTCGTGGTGGACAACCAAAGGTTATTCTAACAGGATACGATACTATTCAAACTTTGGGAGAATTGCTTCAAGCACAAGAACGCTTTATGGGAAGAACAGAAATTACTCCTTCCCACAATGGTATTAAGGGTGTTGAAGGAAGAGAAATGGGATTCCGTGTTGCTACTTATCACGATATCCCTATTATCCCTGTTAAGGATATGCCTAACGGAGGAGCAGGAATTTCGGATATGCTAATTCTAGATACTGATAACTTGTTCCTTTGCACATTGAAGCCTACTGAATACTTTGAAGGTGGAATTAATGCTGATGTTTTCGGACATGGGAAACTCGGACACCGAGGACTTTACCGTACTGTTGCTGAAACTGTTTGTACTTACTTCCGTGGTCAAGGTAAAATCCTAGACCTACAATGAGGTGTTATAAATGGGATTAAATGCAATTACATTTATAGCAGACCATCTAGGTTCTACTGCACCAAAGGTTCAAGGACATTATTACTATGTTGATTGTATTCTTAATGTAACTCTAGGTGCTACTGCGTCTATAACAACAACAGTAGATTATACTGCGGCTACTAATACGATTCTTCGTAAATCTGGAACTGCTCTTAACGCATCTACGGTTTATTCAGTAGGAAGTACCATTACACTAGGTTCTTCCGCTACTGGTGGAAATGACGGTGAAGTTACTATTGTTAGTATTGACGGTGCAGACACTATGGTTGTTTCCGATATTGGAGCAGATGCTACTAATGATGAAATTACTATTGTTGGGAATAACTTTTCCCTACTTGCATCGGATTTGGGACTTTCCCGACTTACCCACATTGAAATTATGGGACAGGAAAATAACTTGGTTCAACTAAATACTAAGTTACTCGCCACGGGTGCTTTGTTTCAAGAAACTGCCGCACTTTCCGCTAATGGAGAATATTTGGTTCTTGAGCCATCTACTCTTTCAACGGGTGCTGTTGTGAACGGTGACATTGGTACATTTAGAATTAGAGCATACGGTCTACTTTGAGGTGATTTTGTGAGAGTTAAAAATATCACAGGTGGTACTAAGGTAGTATTTGGAAGAGCATACTTAGGTAATTATGAGTATGAAGTTTCCGAAGAAATGCGTGATATTTTCATTAGAAATGGATTTGAAATTTTGGAAGAAGAAGAGGTTGAAACCCTTGTTGAGGAAATCTTAGAAGACTCAACAGAGGTTGATGATACTTCATCTTCTCCTGATTTCTCATCTATGACTAAGAGAGAATTACAATCCTACCTTCGTAGTCAAGGTATTAGTTTTGCCTTTAAAGATTCTAAATCTACCTTACTTTCCCTTTGTGAAAGCGAAGAAGAGTAGTAATCTTTATAACATAGCCCTGCTTGGTTTATACTAAGAGGGAACCAACTATGCCTGTAAATTCAACTAAACTAACGAGTAATACCCAATTGTCTTCAATTGGTGGAACATTTGACGGACTGATATATTATAACGGTGCTACTGCGTCGGTTATTAATGTGTTTGACAATAACGGTAACGATGTTGTAGCCATATCAAACTATAATAACGACCCCACAATTGTCACATTAGATACTGCACTGTTAAAGGTAGGTATGTTTGTTACAGGAGATGGTATTCCAGCAGGAGCCACAATTGTTTCTATAACTAATGGTACGGACTTTGAATTATCAGTTTCTACAACAGGTGGAAACAAAGTAGGTCAAGCCTTAACCTGTATAGATGGCGATAACCAAATTGCTAAAATTCTAGTAGCCGCTAATACAGGTGATGATGTTAGAGGTTTAGGAATTATTTGTAGGAACGGAATTAAAATTATTGCTGATAATTTCACCACACTAGAGATTTACGCCCTTTCTAACTAGGGGGTGAATTTATGGTAAGAGTCCCCGGAATTAGAGAATATGCCCCCATTACTGATGGGGTAAAGTGGACAGAAGATTTATCTAAGTCTACTATGATAGATTTTATTAATAACACAGAACCATCTCTTAATAAAAGATTAATTGATTGGATTCAAAAAAACCACGAAGGTTTCACAGGATACGATGATGCGGAATTTGATAAAATTAATAAGGCCGCCTATCTTGAAGTATTAAAGGAAAACATTGAATCCGATGTTTTTAAACCATTATTAGATAAAACTATTTATTCAGGTAAAGGGGAAGAAGAACTGGACATACTAATGCAAGTCAAAGAGGGTGAAAAACAATTTACTTTAAATGACATAGTGGAGGGTACTGCCCAAAACTATGCTCTAGATGTTGAAGATACAGAATCTAATAAAGCATTATTTGGAGAATTGCTTATTAATGATACTATGGAATTAAGCCCTAGCGGTAAAAAGGCTGTTTTGGTTTTTAATAGATTACAAGACATAGAGGGAAGGACTAGTCTTGGTGATACCGACCCAGAAAGTTTAGAATTAATCAACGCTTGGATTCAACAAAAAGCCGTTACTGATGGTATAAAGGAATCACTAATTAACACATTAAAAATGTTTAAGGAAGGGGTTGTGCCTTATATTTACAACCCAAAAGAGGCTAATACTTCTTTGGAAGATTACTTACGAAGTTTTCAAAAAGGACAATTGCTATTACCAGAAAACAGAAAAAGGTCTGATAGAGGTATGTCGGTGGAAGAATACCTTCAAGCAATTTATGACATGGAACCTAAAGAAAGAATTTCTTTACTGAATTATAATAGTAAGCAATTTGTTGACAATTTATTAAACAAACTAGTGACCAACGGAATATGGGTAAAACAAAAGGGTGTACCTAAACAACTTCAAGGTATTTCTATTGATGAAAGTAATTTGTTAGGAGAGGTCTATAAAGAAATAGAAACACTTTTTAATTTAAATACAGTCACTCCACCATCAGAAATGGTTACACCCTTAGAAGATGACGGTACTAGAAAATTAGGCAAAAGAGACTTAAGTTTAACTATTGATGAAATGGTTGATTACTTTTTAGAAAATCACGAAAAGGAAATAGTAGGTTTTAAAAAATTCTTAGAATCAGATAATCAAACTGATTATTCCTTTAATATTTACGACTGGAATCCTGCTAAAATTAGAGGTGTTAAACATTACAGTGAAACATTAGGTCAAACTCCGGGTGTTAAGAAAACATTTAGTGGAAAAAAACAAATCAAAGACTCAACTAGTGATAAAAAAATAGGAGATTTAGATAAAATAACTATTGAAATAGATAAAAAAGAAAATCAACTTGATTTAGTTAAAAGAATAAAAGAGGCTTTTGCTGGAACTGGTTTACTGAATGAAATTGTAGATATGTTATACGAATATACAAGAATTACCAAAGGTGGTAAAGCCCAATCTAGGGAAGAAATGACTAGTGGGTATGAAGATAATATAAATTACTCCCAATTATATGAAACCGAAATGATGGAATTAATTCTTGATGGTGATAAGGAAATGTTTTTAGAATATGTAGAAAACACCATTACACCCATAATTAATGAAATATTAAATAAAAACCAAAACGCTTTAGGTTTTGAAGAATTACCTGAAAATTTTATTGATAACGCTAGTGTTCTAGAAAGTGAATTAACAGATTTTATTAAAAATGTTAAAAAATATACAACAGATGTTGAGGATATTAACGAACTAAAATCATCTGCTGTTAATTTTTTAGTTAGACAGGGTGAAGGGGAAGTAAGTACTAAGTTGGGGGAGTTAGATTTTAATACCCTTTCAGCAGATGAATGGGATGATTGGTTACAGACTAACTACCCACAAGAAGGTGGTAATAAAATTTCAAACTTTAAACCAGCCCTATTACAAGAGTATTTTAAGAAAGATGAAATATCTATGAGTAAGGAAGATAAGGAAAAATTGGTTAAATTGATTTTGTGGCCCTTGATAGGTGCAGACTTGTTTATTGATGTTAATAACAATAAAGACGACACACAAGGTACTGCTTTACAAAACTCCGAAAAACAAGTAGAAAATTCAGTGGCTATGATTCAATATAAAGGTAATTTAAATTTAGAATATAAATTTGATAAGAAGGGATTAACTGCCGAGTACGATTTTAAGGCTTCTCATGGGATTAGAATAAGTCTTGGTACTAAATCTACAAATTTTTCTGTAAAGAGGGGTGCATCAACATTGGGTTCTACAAATAAAACCGTGTCAGGTAAAACTATATCAGGGTTTCAAAGTACCTTTAATGTAGGGAAAAATAAGTTAAAGACCGAAATATTAAAGAAGTTGTTGAAACTAAAAATATCTGTGGGAGATGAATAAGTATGGTAAAAATTAATGTTCAATCCGACCCCTCATTAAATGTTGTAAATTATTCAGCAGGTAATGGGGCCTATACAACGGCAGTGAAAGTAGCGGCTTTAATGGGTATTGCTGATTTTATATCTATTGGTGCAACAGGGGCTACCTCACCAACATTAGAAGAAGTAGGAGATTTAATTCGTAGGGCTGAGGACTATATAGATGAATTTACTAACAATTCTTGGAGAGAAAATATGGCTGAAAACGAGTTTCATGATTTTAAATATGACACGGCCTACAACCATTTATATGAAGACTATGTGGGAAAAATTCGTTTAGAGAATGAAAATGCTAGAAAAATTATTCGTATTGCTTTTTGGGAGGGAAACGCATATAAAGATATTGCTTCCGCAGTATCTACTGTTAGTATTACTGACTATTCAAATATTACATCTATAACATTAGTAGCGGGGAGTTTAACTTGGACTCTTACTGCTGGAACTGCTGCTACTGCTTCTCAATTTAATAAAGCATTTGGAAGTAGAACAACTGCACATGAAATAGCATATTTAATAAATGAACAACCCCCTACATTAACTGCTAAATTTACAGGTGCTACTACTAATAAAACCCTACAAGATACATCTACTACATATAACATTTCGGACTTTTTTTACGCTAATGTAGAAGAAAATGAAAACATTACAATTGTTTCTTTATTGCCCGGAAGTGATGGTTCAGCATGTACTATTTCTACTTCGGGTTCAGGACTTTCTGCTACTGCTTTTACAAATAAAGAAAATTATGATAGAAATGAAACTTGGTGGGACATGAAAGATACAGGAGATATTTTCTTCCGAACAGACTACCCCCTACACAGAAAACATTCTGTTAAATTAACTTATACTTACGGTACACACAGAGTACCTGCAATTATTGAAGAAGCCGCTACTAAACTGGTAGCGTGTGAATTATTTGCTAGTGACGATTCTTATGTTTTGGTTGGTGATGATACCACAGGTATTGATATTAAATCAAAGTTTGATTCTTATAAACAAGATGTGGAGAAACTACTAATTCTAAAGAAAAGAATTAGTTACTATTTAGATAACGATTGAGGCGATATTATGGACATTTGGTGGGACATTATTCAAAAGAAAAGTAAGTCTCGTCGTAAGAAAGGTTCTAAGAGGACTAAGAAAAAGACTCGTAGGGGTGGTAAATCTAAAGGTAAAAAAGATGCCTGTTATTACAAAGTTCGTTCTAGGTATAAGAAGTGGCCCTCGGCTTATGCTTCTGGTGCTTTAGTTCAATGTAGAAAAGTTGGTGCAAAGAATTGGGGGAACAAAAAATGAAGTGGGAAAATATAATAAAGGCTACATTAAATGGTGATTTGTTTAGACAAGCAATAAGACAAGTTATAGAAACAACAGATGTACCTAGTCCTTTAAAGACCCCTGATAGCGACGGTTATTTTAAAAACTCATTTTACCCTAATGTGATATTAACCTATAAACGCATATTAATTGATAATGGGATGAGAAGGGAGGCTACTTCTTTTCAACAAAAATTAAATAGGAAGCGTGAAAAACATTTATTTGCACTTAGACAATATTTAAGAAATATGTATGAAACAGAAGATGTAAAAAGAACATCAGGAGCAGGAGCATATTTGTATATTTATACAGATAAACCCAAAAACTAAGGTGAATAAAATGAATTGGAAAAAAATATTAAAAGAAAACATAGAAGCAATTATTATCCGTACCTTAAAAGACGAAGGTGGTGCTTCAGGTTTAGAACCCCTAGAAAAAGCCACAGGTCTTTCTAAGAAAGAACTCAAGGAGAAACTTAATGAGATGGAAAAGGTTTCCCTACATAAGAACGGTGATTATATTCTACTTGAGGGTTTGCCTAAAGCAAGAGGAGCCTTTACAGATAGGGATTAATATGAAGAGGAAAAATAGAATAAGGCGCAGGAAGGGAGAACCAAGTCAAAAAAGCGAAAAGGTTAGACCTAACAAACCCCATTACAAAAGAAAGGAGAGATAGGTATGTGGAAAGAAATACTAAAGGCTTTTAATGAAGAGGATAAACAGGGAATAAGATATGCTACTGTAAGGTATATGCTAGAAGACTCTTCCACTA